GCACCTTATTTTAACCGTTTGCCGTGGCACGGCTTATTTCTTTGGTTGCATTAATTTATTAATGTAACCTCATTACATTTGGTTGCTGTAATTTATTACTTCAACCTCATTCTAAATTTCAACCCATCTAACGATGGTTTTATGTTTTGATTGTTTTGTAATGTTTTGTATTAGTACCCTTTGGGTACCAAACTTTTACCGCATAGGTTGTGTTAGGTTTACGATTTGACCTAATAACTTAAAGCATGTTCACGCCTATGTATGAGGATAAGATTACGATTACTGCGTATACGAGATTGCTTATTATCTGAGGGATAACAAAGGCTGGTGAATAAAGCCGGAAACCCGATAAGAGAAAAGTACTTCCAGTCCGTAAGTACCGTATGATCACGTCCATTGAACATAAAATCTTTATCTTTTGCTACCTAGAGGGGATGTACCGTGATACTCTAGGTGTTCTATTATAACGGTTGCTCGTGGGAATCATTATGGCTACAATTACTAATGAAACTTTTGACGTGTGTGCTGTTGGTGCGTGCCGTAAGGCAGGTGGAGGTTGTCTCCACAATTTTGCTACTAGGTCAAAGAACCTAGTTTTCAACACTTTCGCTACCATTTTCCAGGATAAATTGGAAGATGAAGTTTTCGAACCTGAAGTTGATGTTTCAACGCGTCTTCAAAATTTTGAACAAAGAAGAAGACCTAACGTTGTTTGTCAAGAACCATTGAGTGAAGATGCTCAAATTATCCACAATGTTGAACGTTGTGCACGTAAGCAAGAGTCAGCTTTTAAGAAGGCAGAACGTAAAATGAGGCAAATTTTCGAACATTGCCCGTACTCTCACATTCCTCAAAGAATGTGCTGGTGCTTGCATTATGCGCATAACAACTGTTGTGACGATTGTGGTACAATTATTGACGCTCCTCGCACGATGTGCGATAGGTGTATCGATAATCAAAATGACATTTGGTGGTCTGATTTCGTACACGAAACTAATTCCAACATAGACACTGTCAATAGACAATTAACGGATCAAATTAATAGTTTGAAGGAAGATGTTCGATACATTAAGAGTGTGTATGAGATTAAACCGGCTATTGAAGAACACATGCCTGGGGGTATGTGTTATGATTTGGGTCAAGAACCGAATGACTATAACAATTCTGTTGATGCCATAGGAGGTAAACTACGAGAAGTAGCTTGGAATATATGTGCAATGCAATTGTGTTGGAAGGGCAATGGCCGTTTACGAGTTGAGAAACACTGTGAACAACTTAATGAAGGTGTTATGGAAATATGTCAGTTACTTGACAAATTTGTTTATAGCGCTCCTAATTATGATGAGCGAGAAGCCATTCAATCTGAGCGTACATTGCCAAGACAGAAAGAACGTATGTTTGTTTATACTTCAAACATTGCTATTCGCTTGCGAGAAGCGAATAAAATAGTGAATGATGATAAGGGTTGTCATCACTTTCGGGCTAAATTTATAGGTACTACAAAAGCTATGTTGTGTTATATAGCAGATATACGTTCCATCGTTAATGAAGCGCGCAAGTTGGTTGATCGTGTAGAGAAATACACGGATGAACCTTGTGATCACGATATTATTGATTCTATTGGAAGATGTCCATGTCGATTGGAAATTGTTGAGCAGATGGAAGTACATGGTGATAGTAATTTAGCTATGCCTCATCAACGTAAGGCGCAATTAGTTGGATTTACAACAGATAAATCTAAAGATGAGAGTGCTGTATTGAAGATGGCACATGATATTGATATAACTGACATCAAAGCACGTTGCATGATTGATTCGAGATTGGATGTATTCCAATGGAGCACAGCTAGTTCAGTTGGTACAGCTCTAGCACGTTATCGCGTTAGTCCAAATTATTGTGTAATGTACACTGATTCAGCACCGAATAGGACTTTTAATCAGACTGCATTGTGCAATTATGCCAATATGTATCAATTTTGGAAGGGTTCATTAATTTATACCTTTGAGGCTGTTTGTACCAAATTCCATATGGGACAAGCGCAGATAGCTTTCAATCCAGCTAATATAGCAGCGCCAACAGCATCGGCGTGTAGAAATTTGATCACTACTACTATGGATCTACTTCCAGGAAAGAATCGAGTTGAATTCAAAGTTGAATATGTTGGAGAAACTGAATATAAACAGTGTGTTTCTTCTGCAGTGGGGCCAGCCATAAGTACTGACCCTTATGTTGACATTGCGAATGTTGGCATACTTTCATTTTTCGTTCAAAATCCACTCATAGCGCCTGCAACAGTTTCGAGTACTATAGATATTAATGTCTATGTAAGAGCAGGCCCAGATTTTGAATTTGCAGTGCCAAAGCCTAAGACAAGTGGTCTTAAGTACTATAATGTTCGGGGAGCTGTCTATGAAGAGATGGAGGTTCAAAAGAAGGAAGATATTAAACCTGTTATTGCACAAGCAGTTACAGGTACCATGACATCCGAGGAATTACAAATTCATCGTGCCGGAAAAGTTGATTCGGCATCTACATCTTCTATTATAGGTAGGGATTACCTATTAACAACTGGTGTTACATGGGCTACGTCTGACACTATTAGCTTGGGACCATTACAAACTATTTTACTTCCGCGAGCTATTTTGGAAACAACAGACATATCTATCAATGGATTGATGCAATATCATACATTCTTTAGGGGCACCTTTGATATTACTTTTAGGTTGAATGCTCCTATTCAGTTTGCTGGTCTTTTGATTATGATGTATGTACCAGTAGGTGTTGATTATACAGAATGTTCTGATGCTACGTGGACACAGTTTCCACACGTATTTTTCGATCCAGCAGCAGAAACCACAGCTACTCTGAAGGTACCATGGTCATATGTTACACCATTGGAAAAAGTTGATTCTACCGCATCTCTTCCTGTTATGGGAAGTGTTATTCTTAAAGTTTGGAATGTATTACGTACACCAGCTGATGGTGTATCTTCATTGACAGGTTCTATGTGGTTTAGGATTAATGATCCTTATATCGGTCTTAAGAGGACAGTTCGTACCGTTGTTCCACCCGTTGAAATTATTGAGCATATGGAGCAAACTAGTGGAGGAGGAACCAGTCAGAATAACGTTACAAGTGACGCAGCAAAGAAGGTTGCTTCAGAAGTTGATATTTTCCAAGGAAGTGTTACTACGAAGGAAAATATAATGACACAGAATCACATGAATATTTTGAAACTCTTGCAGAGAGTTGATTTCATTGATACACTTGATTCTGTAGTACCAACTACAGCTGTCTGGACGCGTATTGCCACTTTTCCACCTTTCTTTGGACCAATGCATAACTTTTTGCGAAATTCCTTTGCTTTTTGTAATGGAGGAAATAAAGTTGTGGTTATTGTGCCAGTTGGGGCAAATCGAGGCGTTACGTTAGCTTTGTATCCATCTTTTAGTGATGCTGACTTTTCTGATGCCGTTTCAAATACTGCCGTAACGGATGCAGTTTCAGTTTTTTACGCCGGAACAACAATTTGGAGACCAGGCTTAGCTTTTGAACATACTGTTACAGTCCCATTTTATCATCGGGACCCTTTAATTAGTATTCCAGACACTACAGTAGCATCTCAAGTCGAGTATGCTAATGTTAGATTGTCAGCATTGAATAATGACACTGCAACTAATGTCTTCACACAATTAGGTCATACTATAGCAGAAGATTATAGACTTTATTTCCCTATAGCTTTTGGGAAGTTTCGTGCTACTATTCCAACGTTGCGTAGAAAACCGAAAGGTGATGTTGTCTTGGAACGTGTTGCTGAGAAGTTGGATAATGTAGTGCAAAATCCAGCACGACTTCCAGGTAAGATAGATATGCCCAAGCAAATTTTGCCACGTCCTATTATTGATCACGTTATTGATCGTATAGTTGAACACACTGGAATGGCAAAGGACACAGTGCGCGATATTGGAACATCTATTTTACACGCAGCTGGTAAGCATGATATGGCAACAGCTTTGGCAGAGTCGCTATCGTTAGGGAGATTTAGTCGTGAGGCAGATCAACGTGATGATAATCCGATGAAACATGGATGGCCAGCCAATTTTAAGCTACCAACTAAGAAGGTCATCATTCGTGAATTGGAGCGTGAGGTTATAGATTATGATAATGTCTTTATTTATCGAACAACACCCGTGTCGGACGAAGAAATTACCAAGTTTGTTGGTGGGAGTGCACATTTAGCAATGCAAAATCCACAGATTGAGGAACATATGCCTATGAATGGTATTATTTTAGCTACTGTGAACACTCAGACTAACTCACAAGCTTTCCCAGGACAACTCTCTGTAGGGGATGTAAATGTGTCACAGATAAATATAAGATCATATCTTGTGAATCCTCTCGTAACAGATACAGTTAATTGCTTATATGGTTTAAGCAACATGGGAGATAGTGTTGTCTTTCGTTCCCAGCTAGATGGTCAGGGGCCAAGTTCTGAATCCAATGTTAATTTGACTATTAAAACTACACCTGTTAATACATTAACATCTTTTTCGATATCAGCAGTAGGTACCGGCGCAGTCATTCATGAATTTAATATTTCATCTTATGTTGATAATATTCCAGATACTGGAGTGATAGTTTTAAATGAGCCATTGCACGTAACGGAGTACGCTTCCACTGCCCTTCTTGCAGAAGGTGCAGTAGTGGAGGAGCATATGCCACAAAGAGGATGGTTCAATTTAAATACTGCTACTTTTGAGCGTGACAATTTTCAGGACGCTCAGGAATACCTTTCGCCACAAGAGACAGATGACGCAAATGTTTTTGCGGAGTCCCTTATTTCGAAAATGAAAAGGTATTCTTCGAACACCGTAAATGCTCTCAATCCTGTGTCATTTTTTCGCGACACATTTGAGAGTATACATACATGGTGTACTGACAAATGTAAAGCTTCAGCAGCTCAACAAGTTAAGACAAAGCTAGGGGAGTATACTGGAACATTTATGGACAACATTCTACCAGTTGTCATTTGGATGATTGATTTTGTTTCAAATCTTTACGTCCTTTTTAACACCGAATCCGATGTGTTACGGGGTCTTATGATAGCATCATTGACTGCAAAATGTGTTTTGGCTTATCACCATGGAGACCTATTACTGAACAAACTAGACGAAGTAATAGGCCTTAAGGTTATGCAGCATATGGACGTTGATAAGACTTCGATAGCAGCAGTCGTAGCAGCAGCTATGGTTGCAGGGATTATTGGAATTTTAGGATATTCTTTTCATGAAACTGATAGTATTAACTTGCGTAATTTGGCAACATGGAGGTTCGCTGAATCGTGTGCAGCTCTAAATAAAGTTTCATCACTTACACGATCTGTTCCATCTCTTTGGAGTGCCGCCAATTCTGGTATACGTACAGCCATCGATTTCTTTTGTGAAGGGCCAGATGTATTTTATTCGTGGCAGGAAAAGAACAAGGATAAACTGAATGAATGGCAACTACAGATTGATACAGGACGCGCTAACGCTGAATTTATTGGTGCAGAGCTTTTTGCTGTGCGAGATGGTAAGACAAATTTTGTTAGATTGACAGAGTTAGCAGAGTATGCGAAGGAAGTTAAGGCACATGGAGCAGCAATTAAGCATTTTAGTTATGTGTGGTTAAAATCAGCCGATGATATTATTAAAATTCACGCTAACGCTTTGAAGACTATTCAAGTTTCGCAAGGGCGAAGTGAACCAGTTGGTATTCTTGTCACAGGAAAGCCAGGAGCAGGTAAATCTGTCTTGTTTTCCGAATACTTACCTCATGCTGTTATGCTATCTCTGGGTTTAACTACGAAATATAGTGAAACTAAAGCAAAGACATATGCTAAGCCTACAGATCCTAAGCAAGATTATTGGGATGGTTATTTAGGAAAACAGCATGTTTGGGTTAATGTTGACGATTTTGGACAATCTAAAACAGGAGAAGATATAGGGCAAATTATTAACCTCATTTCCGCATCAGATGCGCCAGTGAATATGGCGGCTATTGAAGGAGCAGTAAGGTGATAAACCTTAATGCGTAATGAAAGTAAAAATGACTAGTAACTTGTTACTAGTTTGAGGTGAGAAGGGGAGTTCTACGGAATGAACCGGCATCATCAACCTATCAGGATTTTTTTGAAAGAAAAGAGTCAGAGTACATCTGTTGGGACCCGAAAGAGTGTGAACTATGGGTGGC